TAAGAAAGAGATGGAAGCTAGGAAGAAAGAAGACTCTAAGATTGTAGAAGCTGAATATCTTAATTCTAGAGGAAGACATGAAAGGCTTACAAAGCCCTATTGTGCTTATCCCGGAGATCCAATCCAAATATGGCATTTCATTCCAGGAAAAAGATATAAAATACCTCTCGGATTAGTTAAAGAGGTTAATGATGAAAGGAAAAAAATCCCTGTAAGAAGCGGACTAATTAGTGTTGACGGTAACCCTATTAATAAGGATGAATCACCCCTTGATAAAGATTCAGAAGGTACTTGGCTTCATAAATTTGTTGCAGCCGGATTTAATTAAGGATATGTGTTATTAGCTTTATGATAAGATACTTTGTAAAAGGAGTATCTTATGAAGCAAACAGAAGAAGAAAAAAGGGTAAAAGCAAGACAGAGAACCAAAGAATGGAGAGAAAATAACTTAGAGAAAGAAAAAGCCAATTGCAAAAGATATCGAGAGGAAAATAAAGAAAGAGTTTTGCAAAGGCATAAAGAGTGGGTAGAAAAAAATCCAGATCGAATATGTGAAATTGCAAAAGATTGGAGAGAAAGAAATAAAGAAAAGATAGCAGAAAAAAACAGAAAATATGCACAAAGAGAAAAAGAATTAAGAGATACTGAAGAATATAAGATTAAAAATAGAGCGAGAAAAGCTCTAATGGCAAGAATTAAAAGAGGTACGCTTATAAGACCTTTTAATTGTGATATATGCAAAAAGGAATGTGTGCCTGATGGACATCATGAAGATTATTCTAAACCATTTGAGGTTCGATGGTTATGTAAAGAATGCCATGGGAAAAAACACAGAAAGAGGAAATAAAAAATGTCTAGTGTAATGCCGGCCAATAGCACTTATAGCTTTATTGAATCTAAAGTCAGAAGGCTAACGGCTTCTGCTAGTCAAGCTGCTTTGCCGAGCACATTAATTCAAGATTATGTTAACCGATTTTATTCCACAGACTTTCCTTATGCTATCAAGATTGATCAGCAAAGATCAGTTTATAAGTTTTTGACTATTCCTAATGTTGATAGATACCCTGTTGATGTCAATAATATGCAGGGCTTTAGAGCACCTGTTTATTTTGAAGGGATACAAGGTAATCTATTTAAGAATAGGGATCAGCTTTTCAATCTTTATCCTAGATATCCAACACAGTTTCAGCCTGTGAGTGGTGATGGAGTTACAACATCTTTCACTTTCACACTATTTGGTAATAATGTTAATCCCTTTCCGCAACCAAACTTTGGTATTCTTAGCACACAGGTTGTAATAGGTGGTATGGATATCAATGGTAATCCGATTAGGATTATTGATGATGGGGGTGGAGTGGTTAACTCCTTTGGGATTGGATCTAACACAACTAAAGGCCAATTGCTTTATATTCAGCAAAATAGCGTCGGAAATAATGTTTATCTTGATACTAAGAATGCCCAGCAGCCTGCAATACCTGTTTTATCTCCTATTGGAGGAGTACAGAATGCGAATTATCCACCTAATAGTCCATCCCCTCCAAGCCCATTAACACCCCAATATTGCGGAACCGTCAACTATGTAACCACTCAAATTGAAGTCAATTTCCCTGTAGCTCCAGCAGCCGGAACAATGATAAATGTATGGGCTGCAACCTATCAAGTGGGAAGACCTTATAATGTATTATTTTGGAATAACGAACTTACTATTAGACCCGTCCCAGACAATGTTTATCTTTGTGAGATTGAAACCTTTCAAACGCCATCTCAATTTATGGCCACCACTGATAATCCAATACTTAACCAATGGGCGCAGTACATCGCTTATGGATCTGCCCTTGAGATACTTAGAGATAGGCAAGACATGGAAGGTGTAGAAAACCTAATGGAAGGCTTTAAACGTCAGGAAGGGCTTGTATTAGAGAGACAAGCTGTAGAAGAGATTGGACAGCCAAATTATACTCTTTTCAATTCAACTCAACTTGGCTTTGGTGTAGGTGTTGGAAATGGCTATGGGTGTGGTGGTTATTAATGGCAGGCTACCAACCTCTTAGAATAGCGGGAAACTCAGCAGGGCTTGTTCAAGAGCGCGAAGAATTCCTTTTGCCTGATGATGCTTACCCAGTTTTGCAAAATGCCTATGTTTGGAGGGAGAGAATCTTGCGTAAGCAAGGCTTTAGCCTTCTTGGAAGATTGCAAAGAAATATAGGAACCACTGATGGTTCAGGTGATGCAACAATTACAATATCTCCATTGCCAATTCAATTGGGTATAGTTTCATTTACAGTGGGAACAAATATATTCACTGACCCAACCAATCCAACCTCTTCGCCTGCAGAGCCAGTTACTTTATTATCAAATGGTCCAGGAACCGCAACCTTTAATCATTCTACAGGTTTATTAACGATCACTGGATCAAATGCTACAACAGCAGTGCAATATTACCCTGGATTGCCTGTTATGGGTATAAGGATTAGAGAGCTAACTAATAGCGCAAATGATCAAACGATATTCTTCGATCAAAACTATGCTTATTCATTTAATGCTTCCTCCAATGCTTTTCAAACTTTTCCACTAGGTGATGCAACAACTTGGAATGCAGCAGCTTTACCAGTCACTAGTACAGATTTCTTTTGGTCTACTAATTACTGGATAGGGGGAATACCTAACAGCCCATTCGGCACTAATAATAAGCTTATGTGGGTGACTAACAATAGTGGTCATTCAGGGCTTCTGCAAGATCCCCCAAGAATTACCGATGGTGCGCAATGGGTAAACTTTTATCCTTCAGCTTGGAGCCAAATTGATGCAACTAACTTTCTTCAAAATTGGCTTTGCAATCTGCCTTTCCGTGGAAGAATGGTTACATTTAATACTTGGGAAGGTGGAAATGGTCAAGTACCATTAAACTATTCTAATAGAATTAGATGGGCAACAATTGGCAATCCCTTTATTCCTTATGCACCAGGACCACCAGCAACAGGGTCTTGGCGTTCTGATATAAGAGGACAAGGGGGCTTTCTTGATATACCTACTTCTGAAGATATTATTGCTGTTGGCTTCGTCAGGGATAACCTTGTTATTTATTGTGAACGTAGTACATGGCAGTTACGTTATACTGGTAGATCTATTGCTCCATTTCAAATCGAGAAAGTAAACTCAGAATTGGGAGTAGAAAGCACATTCTCAGCCGTTCAATTTGACACTTCTCTTGTGGGATTGGGTGATAAGGGAATTGTAGAGTGCGATAGCTATAAATCTGAAAGGATAGATATCAAAATCCCAGACTTTGTATTTCAATTCAATGCTTTGAATAATGGAGTGGCAAGAGTTCAGGGTATTAGGGATTTTCCCAATAGACTAGCCTATTGGACTGTGCCATTAGCTGGTGAATATGATGGAATTATAGCCTCATCAACACGCATTTTTCCTAATACAAGACTGGTTTACAATTATGAAAATGATAGTTGGGCAACATTCAATGACAGTCTTACAACTTTAGGTAATTATCAAGAGCAATCCGATAGAACCTGGATTAATACACCTATCCCCTGGATTGAAGCTAATTTCTCGTGGATATCCCAGCCTCAAGAAGACCCTCAAATATTAGGAGGTAATCAACAAGGTTTTGTTGAAGTTTTAGACAATCAAACAATCAACGATGTTTCACTTTTCATATCAGATTTGACTCAAGGAAGCACAGTGGTGGTCACTTCTCCCAATCACAACCTTGTTACTGGGTTTGTAATCGGCATTAGTGGAATTCCTACAGGCACACCATATTCTAGTTTAAATGGTGGAATATTTGGTGTAACGGTTTTAGATGCCAATACATTTGAGATCTATACATACACAACTTCAAGTGATCAATTTGACGAAGCAGTTATTGGCTTGCCTGCCGGTGTTTATGTAGGTGGTGGACTAATAAATATAAGAGAAAACTTTATAGTTAAAAGTAAGAAGTTTAACTTTCTAGATGAAGGCCAAAATATTCAATTGGGTTATTTAGATATATTGATGATATCTCAAAATAATGGTGAAATAGCCCTAAATGTTTACCTTGATTATGACGACTTAACTAAATCAAATGTACCCCCTGAAAATGTCGTAGATAATGGGTTATATCCCTATCTTACAGATCAGTTTTTCAATGCAATTATTCCCGCATCTCAATCGACATTAAGCAATATCGGTGGTACTAAGTTTTGGCAAAGAGTTTATTGCCCAACTAGAGCCAATTTTATAACTCTAGAATATACATTTAATAACGCACAAATGGCCTCTCAACCCCAGGAATTACAAGTGCAAATTGATGCGCAAGTTTTATGGATTAGAAAAGGCGGACGCATGTCCAGCATTTAGGAGAAAAATATGCCAACTTATCAACCCAATGTGCCAAGCGGTACAGTGCCATTTAATCAAGACTATTTGAATCTACAAGGAAATTTCCAGCAGCTAAATATAGCTTATGGAGTGGATCATGTGCCTTTTTCAGATACAAGCGGTATTCCACCTGCTGGAATTACAGGTATGCACACATCAATACATTTAGTTCCAGTCTCTACAGTTGCTACAAATCCCCCAACTAATCAGCCGATTAATGGATATACGGCAGTTTCTGGATATGGACAGATATTTGATGCGCAGATTTATGATGGTATTAACACAGATGAAGCTTTATTTTACCTTTCAGGTGGAAATAGATTAATGCAAATGACCAGGAATTTTGTGCCTGTTGCATTAAAAAATGGTTATACATTTCTGCCGGGTGGATTGATTTTGCAATGGGGAATTGTAAATGGTACACATGGAAGTGATAATCATTTTAATGGTGGGGATCATGATACTGTAACTTTTTCAACAGCAAATATAAACTTTCCTGCAAATATATTTAGTGTTTGGACTCAGCCGAATTATACAGCCGGAAATGCTCCTCAAAGTTCAAATGCTGCTACTGTTTCGGTACAAAGTAATTTTACTACTACTGAATTTATGTGGACATTTTTATCATCCAGTGGATCTTATACAAGTTTCCTCTGGTTTGCATTAGGGAATTAGTATGATAAGCACAGATAGCCAGAATTTTGATAGCTACGTACCCGTCTATGATGTAGCACCAGAGGAATGGGAAGAGGCAAGGCCTTTTATTGTAGAGCAATTAAAAGTGCATGCTAATGCTATCAATAGCAAAGAGGTGGGTTTTTTCCTAGATGTAGAGCTATTAAGTGGTAAAGCCTTTATACCTGGTAGCAATGAAATATTAGATGGAGGCTCATCACAGCAATTTAGAACTATTTTTAGGAAAGTAATCACTTTTCCAGGATTAACTATAGGATTAAATACTCAACCACATGGAATATTCATTGATGGGAACTTTAGTCTTATACAGATGTTTGGTGCAGCTACAAATGCAACAGCTTTAACAGGTGAGCCTTTGCCTAATGGGGCTGATACTATTAGCTATGATGCCACGAATGTATATGTGACTGTCGCATCAGCATATACAAGATGTTGGATAGTTATGGAATTTATTTTTGAATTATAGGAGTTAATATGGCAGGTTTTTGGGGAAATGTAGGAAAGTTTTTTACTGGAAGTTCAGCGAAAAGAGAGAATGTTTCTTTACTTTCACCTGAGCAAGAAGCTTTAAAGCAGCAAGCTATTAATGCAGGTATGGGACCTGGCGCAGGGGGGGCATTTGGTGATACGTCGGATTATTATAGAAATCTAATGAGTGACAATAGCGCAGATTACAACGCATTTGCAGCTCCTCAAATTAGGCAATATAACGAAGAAACCGTCCCTGGTATTTCAGAACAATTTGCTGGTATGGGATCAGGTGGATTATCAAGTTCTGGCTTTCAAAATGCACAAACCCAAGGTGGTGTTGACTTAGCAGAAAGGCTTGGAGCCATAAGAGCAGGATTAAGGATGCAAGGTGCACAAGGATTGCAAAATATTGGACAGGTTGGCTTACAACCGCATACGCAAAACATGGAAACCGAAGCAGCAACACCGGGAATTTTACCACAAGCGGCTAATGCTGTGGTTTCTGGTTTTACTTCTCCCCTTATAGGTGCTGGAGTAAATGCCGCAGGAAATTGGTTAAAAAACTCTTGGGGTGGAAATAAAGTGGGAAGAAATAGCGATCCATATGGTCAAAAGCCACAAGCAAGCCCCACAAGTAGCAATGGTTTTAATCTTCCAAATTTTAACCAGAGGCAATAATGGCACAGGAAATAAAGAACGCAAATATTTGGGGAAGAGTTGGAACAGAGATAGGTAAAGGCTTATCTGAACAAGTACCCAAAGAGATTGAAAGAAATAGACTAGCTAGTGGATTGAAAGAATTAGAGGGACAACAGGGTCTTACACCTTTTCAGCAATTCTCTAGATTGTCATCTATACCGGGAATTACACCACAGATGATACAAAGTGGTGCTGAGTTACTCAGACAACAGGG